GTTTAAATGAATTGCAAAGAAATTCGGCAGCACTATGTATTATCTCATGTTCTATCATACACTAAAGATTATTCAAAGCGTAATAAAGATTGTGGGCTGGGTAGTAAAGCCAGTCCTCCCTTTCGATGAATCTACTAAGGTATGCGTACTCACACCACCCACAACTATATAAATATCTTATACTCTATAAATATATGGTTAAATTCGGTAGAACAGAAGAAGAGGAAAGACCTAGAAAGACTTGTAGTTGCACTATAGATGTAAGAGATATACTATGCAAACAGCATGGTGGCTAGTTACAAAAACATTACAGTTCTTTAACAAAGTTTATATATTGTAGGTATAAACAGTAGATATGGGTTTTGTAGATACACTGAAAGGCATATTCAGTTATAGAAGTAAATCATTTACAGAATCAACCGTAAGACCTAGTATTGCCCAACCCTATATGGCTACCGATACAGGAGCCAAACTGCCAATATTTCCGTTTCCTCTCATAATGATCTATGAACTTGCAGATAATGTAGATGCTCTTAGAATACCTATTGAAACAGTTAACCGTGAGATGTTTAAGAACGGTTTTGAGATAGTAGAGAAGTGGAAGTTTAAATGTGCTAACTGTTCAAAGGAATTCCAATACGCACCACTAGCAGGTGATCAGAGAGATGAACAGCCAAACTCAACAAATGAAGATAATGAGAGTACAATAGGTTCAACAACATCATCAAAGGCAGCCAAGAAGCCACAATTCCCAGTAAGACAGCCATCAAGTAATTTGGAAGGCCCATTACAATGTGATACCTGTGGTAGTCATGACCTACGAAGACCAACACCAGAAAACAGACAGGTGTTAGAGGATATGTTGAACAACCCAGTCAATGCAAACGAGCAATCATTGGAAGATGTAGTAAGAATGTTGGAAAGAGACTTGGAGATTGCAGACAATGCATATCTATTAGTGTTAAAGAATTATTGGATTGATGATAAGACTGGTGAAATAGATGATGAGAAATCAGAAATTAAAGAATTGATAAGAGTAGATCCACCTCAAGTAGCTATGATTGCAGATAGTGATGGTAGAGTTGGTTACGATGATAAACATAATCCAGTTTTTGTTTGTCCAAAGTTTGAGCACCGAGGAAAGAGACTTGTAGGAGACAGATGTGACATATGTGGTACAAAAGCATTAAAGGCAATAATTGAAGTTAACTCTGTTTACTCCATTGGTATACCACAACCAAAGAGAGTTATCTATGGAGAGGGTGAAGTAATTTGGAGAGCAGGTAAATATAGGCCAGGATTACTTTATGGTTATTCTCCTATCTATGCAGTATGGTCAAAGGTAATGTCTTTGTCACATATGGACGAATACATTAGAAAATATTTCGATAAAATGAGACCTCCAAGAGGTATGTTAGTAATTGCTTCACGTAATTACGAAACATTCAGAAAGTCTTGGGATGCACTTGAACAAAAGGCAACAGAAGATCCATACATGATCCACCCATTGTTAGTTGAATCTGACAAGCCAGGTGGTAAGAACATGGCACAGTGGTTAGACTTTACAGGATCACTTAAAGAATTAGAGTTTATTGCAGTTAGAAAAGAACTTAGAATGATTATCGGTGCAATATATGGAGTGCTTCCATTATACTTCGGTGAACTACCAACTGGTTGGTCACAAGAAGGTTTGCAGGTTACAATTACAAACAGAGCAATCAAATGGGGTCAAGACATTCTATTAAAATCATTCTTATCAAAGTTAGCAGCATTAAGAGGTATTGATGATTGGGAGTTAAGATTAAAGTCTGGAGAAGAGACAGATAGACTAAGAGACTTGCAGATACAAGGAGTAGAGATAGAGAATATGAAGTCATTACAAGGTCTAGGATTTGAGATAAGCAGAACACATACAGGAGAATTCAAAGTTTCAAAGGACCCAGTTGTTACCACAGCAGATATGGCAACAGCAGAAGGTACTCTTGCCGAAAATCCAGGAGCATTAAAACCTGGTGGACGAGGTAGAGGTACAGCAGCACCAAAGGAAGATCAGCAAAGGTTTGAAGGAGAACCACAGCATAAACTTCCATCTAAAGTAGGTGGAATAGCAGGTGGACACCCAGCAAGTGGACATGGAACATCACTAAGTAGAAAGAATTTCCCAGACGGTATAACACCACTTAATTATGAAGCAGTTAAACGTACATTACAAACATCAGTAGACTTTGGATGGACAAAGCAAAAAACAGAAATTGAATTAAGAAGTAAAGCATTTATGACAGTAAGACAAGCTAGACAAATAGTTAAAGACGAATTAGGTCAAACGAGGAGGTGGGAAGATGACGAAAAAAAGTAAAGGAGAAAAAACAAAAGCAATGGTGCAAGTAAAGCCAAAGGCAGAAATAGTACAAAGACATGGTATTGTATACAAGGTTGAGGAGCAAGCAAAAGAGTTTAACAAGAAAGTAACAAAGGAATACAACGATACGATAAAACGTGCAGGTTCAGTTTATACTGCTAATTTTAAACTAATAGACGATACAATAGAAGAGATAAAGAAGGCAAGTAGAAAGGTTTCTACTAATGACTACTCTGCAAACAATGTATACATATTCTTACAGGATGCTTTAAAGAGAGTTCTTAAAGCAGAGAAGTAATGGGTACTAAGCTAAACGTTGATACTGGTGGCTTAGACATCGGTAAAAAGCTTTGGGATAAACATCAAGCTGACGAATACACACACGTAGACAATTACAAAGAAGCTATATGTATTAACTGTTTTTCAAAAGACGCTACTGCTGCCACTATAGTTGATATATGTGGTGAATGTGCAGGTAAGCGTGGAAGAGAACCATTACTTGCTACTGTAACACAGAAGATGTATGGGTTATGTTTCTTTTGTGGAAAACATAGATTCAACATTGAGCAGATAAATGCAAGATTTTGTAGGAAATGCCATAGAAAGATTGCAAATGTTACAAAAGAATACAATAAAAAAGGTGGAATGTTTGGTGCAGATCCATTCTGGATTTCCATGCGTAAGAAACATGGTAAGGATTGGAAAGAGATTATGAATAAGAACTTAGGAAATAGACGATAACTTAAATATTATACAGTTCGTGTTTAAACATGGACTGGAAAAGAAAAAAAACGATTGTACCTAGATGTGATTGCAGTATACATGATGTCATATCTGGTATTGTAGAGTATTTAATCATAACTCCTATATTTGCTATAGGATATCTAACAGTCACAATTCCATGGATGCTATTTGTCATAGGACTAGATGCAGATCAATTCGCAAATTTTGTATGGCAGAGTGTTATGGTTGACTTGGTAGTTGCATATCCACTTGCAAAGTTGGTTATGAAATTAAAACCTAGAATAGAAAAAATTGCTAAGCTTGGTCACTGAAAGGTTTTCGAGGTAAATCATCAAAACTCAAACCTTTCTTATATTTTTTTAGATCAGGTGGTGAAAGTAAGAACTCTAACAACCTTTCCATATTGGATAATCTCTGATTAGTTTCTGTTAGCAGTCTTACTATCTCACTAAAGCCTGCTGCTCTGAATATAAAACTAGACAAATAGGTTCAACCTATCATGAGTCATATCATAATATTTTGCTTTGAAGTTTATCTTTGATTTCTTTTCAGGTCTTCCACCAACTACTTTGTCTACCTTAAGAGATAGTAATGGTCGTCTAAATCGTCTAGGATAAAATTCTAACATATTGTCTGTTGGGTTATAGAATACCTTTTCTTTCTCTACTTGTAATTCACTTCCACTACAAAAGTCAAAACAAGTTCCATTTGTAAAATGAACTATACTTCTTTCTAATGATGGCCTCATTTTAACTTTATCTGTCTGTGTAACTACCCATAGTTTGTTTGTTAGTATTGAATCATCAACATCATATCCCTCTGTAGGTCTAATAAAGAAATCTAATATAGGAGTCTCATATGTAAATGCTTCAGTTTTTCCTTTGTATAAGTTATCATAGTCACTTCTTTTGGTATATATATAGATACTACTAGCCATACGGTGTCTATGAATATACTTAAATATAAAGCCTTCCATAGTTTCATATGGCCGATAGATGTAAGTGTGGCAAGAAGAAATACGGTTATGGGGATGGAGATCATGAAGTGTGGATATGTTATAACTGTGGAGCATTTGATGGAAAAGCAAATGGAGATCAGGGATTCATAGAAACCATAATGGCAAACCCACCGATTGTACTAGCCTTGATAGAAGCAAAGCAACTCGTTCCTATAAGGGATTAAAATGACTAAATTTGAATCATATGTTAAAGAAGAACTTAAAAAGATTGAAGAGAAAG